TGTTAATACAATGGAATATACGTACTTTTCAAGTTTAGGAAATACGGCTGATTTTGGAGACGATCAAAACAGTCTTCAATGGAAAGGCGGAGGATTTGGTAATAATACTAGAGGTGTATGGGGTGGTGGTTATCCAGGACCTTCGAATGTTATAAGTTATCTTACTTTTGCTTCACTGGGTAATTCAATTGACTTTGGTGATTTAACAGCTGCTCGATATGGTACCTTTAAAGGACCTTCTGGAGACCCTACTAGAGGATTATTTGCTGGTGGTAATACAGGGTCAAAATCAGATATAATAGAATATGTAACTATTGCTTCAGCAGGTAATGGTACAGACTTTGGAAATTTAAATGCAGCCACTCAAACAGGAATGCAAACTAACAATTCGACTACAACTTTTTTTGGTGGTGGTTCTACTCCTTCGCTTCTTGCGACTATACAGATAGTTACTACTCAAACTTTAGGAAATACATCAGGATGGGCTGACCTAACAGCGGGGACAACGAATTCGAATGGACTAAGTAATTCCCAAAGAGGAATAAGTGGTGGTGGTAACACAGGGTCAGAATCAAATGTTATTGAATCTTACGAAATGAATTCACAAGGAAATGCAGTAGACTTTGGAGATTTAACAGCTGCTACTCAACTTCTAGGTTCAATGTCTCAAGGACATGCTGGTTTAACTCCAGGAGAAATGCAAAGACCATCCGCAGATTTTATGACTGGATCAGGGAGAGGTTTTGTAATGGCTGGAGAAAATCCATCTCCCGGAACATCAACCCAAGTACAAATGATTTATATCCCTACTTTAGGAGCTGTATCTGATTGGGGAAATATAGAATCAAGTGGTACAAGAGGACTGGCAAACGGTTCTGTTTCTAATAGTACTAGAGGAATTATGGCTGGAGGATATTCTGGTGCAGCTACAAATAAAATTTCATCTAATTATTTTGCTTCTGCTGGTAATAACGCAGACTTTGGAGATTTAACTGTTGCGAGATTTTATTTGGGATCGTGTTCAAGTGCTACGAGAGGATTATTTGCAGGTGGTTCTACTCCAACTAAACAAAATGTTATAGATTATATTACAACAGCTTCAGAAGGTAATGCAAGTGACTTTGGTGACATGCCTTCAAGCATAGATGAAGTAACCGCAACAAGTTCTCCTGTTAGAGGAGTTATGTTTGGTGGTCAAGATCCAAGTAAAACAAACGAAATAAATTATGTAACTATAGCAAGTACAGGAAATGCTGCTGACTTTGGAGATTTAACAGAAACTGTTTCCGATTCCGGAGCATGTTCATCTTCAACTAGAGGTTTAAGAATGGGTGGTGAAGCACCATCTAATGTAAATGTTATAGACTATGTAACTATAGCAAGTACAGGAAATGCTGTTGACTTTGGTGATATGACAATTAGTACAAGACAATTAGGTGGAATGAGTACTGAGACTAGAGGTCTGCATGTAGGAGGATTTCCATTTACAGATACTATAGGATATGTAACAATAGCTTCAACTGGTAATGCAGCTGATTATGGTGATCTAGTAGCAACTGTGGGCGCATCTTCATATAGTTCTGATTCACATGGTGGTTTACAAAGCTCATAAAATATAATATACAATCTGTATGAAAGAAGAGTTATTACAAATTTTTCCAAAGCCTGTATTAATTACACCTTATGAAAAACCAATTAGTAAGGAACTAGAATTTATTAGAACATTAGAATGGGTATCACAAAAAGCTAATGGAAACTTTAAATCTAAAGATAGCTACATTTTAAAAAATGAACAGTTAAAAGATATTAAAAATTTTATAGTTGAAACAGTAGATAAATACTGTGAAAAAATTTTGAATACTAAACAAAGACTTGTGATTACACAGTCTTGGTTTAATAAAAACCCTACAGGGTCTAAGCATCATGAGCACGTACATCCTAATAGTATTATATCAGGTGTTATGTATTTTCAAATAGATCAAACCTTACCTCCAATTCAATTTTCTAAATCAAATCAAGATGGGGTAAAACTCGACCCTATTAAATACAATGTATTGAATTCAGATACTTTTTTACTTCCCTGTAAACCAGGAGAATTACTATTATTTCCTAGTAATTTAAGACACAGTGTTCCTATAAATACCGGTATGCCGGATAGAATAAGTTTATCTTTTAATACTTTTTCTATAGATGTCTTAGGATCAGAAGATAGTTTAACCCATTTAGATATAAGGAGATTAATGAATGAGCACAATTAAAGATTATGTTTATGTAGAAAACCACATACCCAAAGAATTATGTAAAGAATTAATTGATGAATGTAATACTAAAGAATGGGGGCTTCATACATGGAATAATTATGCAGCAGGTACAAGTTCTTCTGAAAAAGAAAAAGAATTATTAGTTATGAATTCTACCCAAGAACAACAAAATAAAATTACACCGCATCTTATAAAAGCTTTAGACGCATATCAAGTAAAGCATACGTGGCCAGGAGAAAAGACTCAAGGACCATGGCTCAGTAAATTTAGTCCTATTAGATTTAATAAATATCCAGTTGGAACTATGATGAGAGAACACTACGATCATATTCACAGTATATTTGATGGAAAAATGAAAGGTGTTCCTATAGTTTCTATTGTAGCTAATCTAAATGAAGACTATGAGGGCTCTGAATTCTATTGCAGAGGAGAGAAAATTGAGTTAAAAACGGGTGATATACTATTGTTTCCGTCTAATTTCATGTACCCACATGAGGTAAGGGAGACAACTAAAGGCACACGTTACTCATTTGTAAGCTGGGCCTTTTAATATTATGAGGTTATATGCTACAAAAATTAGGGTTTTTACCTGGGTTCAATAAACAAGTCACAGAGACAGGTGCCGAAGGACAATGGTACGACGGCGATAATGTCCGTTTTAGATACGGTACTCCAGAAAAAATAGGTGGTTGGATTCAACTAGGTGATGATAAATTAACTGGTGCAGCTAGAGCCCTACATCATTGGGACGATAACGCGGGTATTAAATACGCTGCCATAGGAACTAACAGAATTTTATATATTTATTCAGGGGGGACATACTATGATATCCACCCTCTTAGAACAACTTTAACAGGCGCAAAATTTTCAAGTACTGCTTCACAGACAGCAGTCACAGTAACATGTACCGGGGCTCATGGATTACAGGATGATGATATTGTCAAATTTGACAGTGTAAGTGGGGTCACTGCAGTAGGATCTACTTATACCGACGCTAGTTTTGAAGACACAAAATTTATGGTAACGTCCGTACCTACTTCTACAACTTTTACAATCACGATGGCTGCTCAGGAATCAGGGACACCTTTATCGTTAAGTGGAGATGCCTCTGTTTTATGTTATTATACGGTAGGACCAGCACAACAGCTAGGTGGTTATGGTTGGGGTACAGCATTATGGGGAGGTACTTCTCCAGGTCCAGCTACGACTACATTGGCTTCTACCATTAATGATACTGTAACTGATATTCCTTTAACTAACTCTTCAGCTTTTCCATCTACAGGGGAAATAAGAATTGGCACAGAAGACATAAGTTTTACAAACAATAATACTACAACAAATATTTTAAGTGGTGGAGCTAGAGAAGTTAATGGTACCAGTAAAGCAGGGCATAGTTCAGGAGACACAGTAACTAATATTTCTTCTTATGTAGCATGGGGCGAAGCTTCTTCTGCTGACTTTACAATTGATCCAGGATTATGGATATTGGATAACTATGGAACAAAATTAATAGCACTTATTTATAATGGTAAATGTTTTGAATGGGACGCAGCAGCAACTGGAGCTGTAAATAATCGTGCTACAGTATTAGCAAATGCACCTACAGCATCACGTCATGTATTAGTATCTACACCCGATAGACACTTAGTGTTCTTTGGAACAGAAACTACAATTGGAACAACTACAACTCAAGATGATATGTTTATAAGATTCTCTTCTCAAGAGAGTATTGATGCATCTGATTCATATACAGTTAAAGCAAATAATACCGCAGGTACACAGAGGCTTGCTGATGGTTCTAAAATTATGGGAGCTATCAAAGGTAGGGATGCTATTTATGTTTGGACCGATACAGCATTGTTCCTGATGAAATTCGTTGGTCAACCCTTTACCTTCTCGTTTGAGCAGGTTGGTACTAACTGTGGGTTATTAGGAAAGAACGCTAATATTGAAGTTGATGGTACAGCTTACTGGATGTCTGAAAATGGTTTCTTTGCATACGATGGTCAATTAAAATCATTACCTTGCTTAGTAGAAGATGCGGTTTATGATGACCTTAACTCTACTTCAAGAGACTTAGTTAATGCAGGATTAAACAATTTATTTGGGGAGATAAGCTGGTTTTATTGTACTGCTGCTTCCGATGCAGTCAACAGGGTAGTTACTTATAACTATTTAGACTCTACAATTAAGCGTCCTATATGGACAACGGGTACTTTACCTAGAGCAGCGTGGCAAGACTCTTCTGTCTTTGATAAACCACACGCCACTTATTATAACCCTTCCGATAATGCTTCGGATGATGTTACTGGTAATACAGATGGAAGTACGATATACTATAAACAGGAAACAGGGACCGATCAAATTAATGCAGGTGGAAACATTACAGCTGTGATTGGTACTATAACTTCAGGTGATTTTGATATCACTCAGAAAAAAAGTACGACAGGAAGTGCTGTAGGAATGCCTGACTTAAGAGGAGACGGAGAATTTATAATGAGAATAAGCAGATTTATACCAGACTTTATTTCACAAACTGGTAATACACAAGTTAGTTTTGTCACAAAAGATTACCCTAATAGTTCTGGAACTACGACTAATTACAGTGTCAGTAATACTACAACTAAAAAAGATACAAGATTAAGAGCAAGATCTATTGCTATGAAAGTGGCCAATACAACTAGTAACGAGGACTGGAAACTAGGTACATTTAGATTAGACATACATCCAGGAGGAAGAAGATAATGGCTTTTTACGAAGGCATCGATGAAGAAATATACGAAGGTGGTGATCACTATGTGCCTATGGCAAAATTTAGGTTAAATCAAAACTATACACCTAAAACAATTGCACCAGAAGTAATGCCCACATCAACTAGTTATGGAATTCCAACATTATATCCATACAGTAGAGATGGAGATGGTGGTTATCAAGGCGGCGGTAAATGGGGAAACCTAGATTTAAGTAAATCAAAAACTTTCACTAAAGATGTTTGGGGTGAATTTGGTCCTGGTAAAGGAGGATGGAAATCAAAAGAGGTTACAGGATTTCTGAATCCTCAAACAGGACAATATCAAACCCTTGAAGGTAAAAATATTAATCACTTAGGTATAGAAGTTCCAACTATTGCCGGTGCTTTGTTTGATAAAGGTTTTGGTAAAGGACCACAGATAGGTGATATTAAAGGAACTTTCACTGATGGTTGGGATTCAGGATGGGAGAATATTAAAGAAGGCTGGGAAGAAGAAAAAGATAAATGGTCTGGAATCCTGGGAATAGATCAAGCTAAAGCTTTTTTTAAAGGTAAAAAAGAAAATAAATGGGGAGATATTACAGACATAGACTCTCAAGAAAATCAGTCTGGTGGTGAGGGAAGTAATATAATTACAAACACAGATCAAACTGGTAAGGGTGATGGTGATGGCCCTGGCTCTTGGGGAGGTCACGGTTCTGTAGAAGCTTATGATAAGGCTCACGAAGCCACTTATGAGAGAGCGAAAAGTAGACATGATTGGGCTGATGGTGGAAGAATTTATTTAAATTTAGGAGGACTAGCAAGTATGTTAGGCCGAGAAGGTTTTAAAAAAGGTGGAAGA